TGAAGGTTCGTGATTCATATTCCATGTTCAAACAATTTGCTATGCAAACTGTATCTGCGGACGACATTGCTAAATTAAATGGCCGTGTTTCTACTGGTGTTAAGAAAGAAAAAGCACCGATTGAAATTCCAACATTATGAGTAAGTTTAAGTTAGTATGCGAAGATGATGATGTTGCAGGATTTGGACCATCTAAAATTCGCCATGAGTTTGAAACTGATGAGTTGAACCATATTCTTAGTAATATGACCAAATTCTTACATACAGCAGGGTATTTGGATAACAATAAACAATTAACTTTTGAAAGAATTGTAAATTTGTTTGAACCTGCGGATTTGGATGATTATACTGAATCTTTATTTACTGCTGCAGGTGTTGGTGGAGGTGTTTCTATTGATAATATTGGTGCAATTAGTGGTACAATAGTCACAGGAACACCAATCCCAAAAGAATAAATAAAGGGATAATCTTCAACCTTTCTACAGGAATCCCATGTTTATTCTAGTTATTGACCCGTCAGGACTCACTTTAGACTGGTGCCTCCGCTGTTTGGCAGCAGGACATACCGTTAAACTATACACCAAAGGTTCTCGCTCTTCACACATTGGCCAAGGTTTGGTAGATAAAATCACCAACTGGAAACAATATGTGAAGATTGCAGACCTAATTTTCTCTGCGGACAATCTTGAGTTCATGGATGATATCCAAGAATTAATCAATCAAGGTTATCCTGTATTTGGACCAGGTAAAAAATCTGCTAAATTAGAATTAGACCGCATGTATGGTCAAAATGTCATCAAAGCATTTGGTGGTCCAATTATTCCTTCCCACGAATTTAAAAACTATGATGCTGCTATCAATTTTGTTAAGCAGAATCCAAAGCGTTATGTCTGCAAACCCTGCGGCGAAGAAGAAGATAAAACTCTTTCTTATGTTGCTAAAGATGAAGCAGATTTAATTGGATTCTTAACAAAACGTAAAGAGTCAGGTAAAGGTGGTTCACCATATTTTATTCTCCAAGAATTTAAAGCAGGTACAGAAATTGCTTGTACCGGTATTTTTGGTCCTGATGGATGGATGGATTTCTGGTTCGAAGGTTGGGAATTTAAGAAACAAATGAATGGCGACCTAGGTGTAAACACAGGTGAAATGGGTACAGTAGTCCGTACAACCCAACAATCTAAGATTGCCGACATTCTAATGAAACCGATGGAAAAAGAATTGAAGAAAATTGGTTATGTTGGTATGCTCGATATGAATTGTATCATTGATGAAAAAGATGGTACACCATGGCCGATGGAATGGACTGCACGACCAGGTTATCCAATGTGGAACATTATGCAACCTTTAATGAAAGGTGACCCAGCAGAATGGATGCTTGATTGCGTTAAAGGTCACAATACATTAGAAGTAAATTACGACACTTGTGTTGGTGTGGTAATGGCCAATGCCGATTTCCCATTCAATAAGCGTGAAGAAGAAGATTACTTGGATTTCCCCGTATTGACTGATGATATTCCAGCAGAAAATCTCCATCCATGTGAAATGAAATTATCTAAAACAATGAAGATGATTGATGGTGAATTATGTGAAAATGTTCCTGAACTTGGGTCGGCTGGGTCCTACATTATAGTGTTAACCGGAACCGGCAAAACAATTAGTGAGGCCAAAAACATGGCCTATAAACACGTCAAAATGGTAAAGTTAGGTAACGATCCACAGTATCGTACCGACATTGGTGAACGCTGTGAAAAAGGTCTACAAAAACTAAAGAAACATGGGTATTGTACCGACTGGAAGTATTGACATTAACCTTTAATTGTGTTATAATTACATTATGAATATATTTTATCTAGACAAAAACCCCCAAATTTGTGCACAAATGCACGTTGATAAACATTGCGTGAAGATGATCCTCGAATATGCTCAACTTCTTTCTACTGCTCATCGTTTGCTTGATGGTATACCAGTTGTTGGTCTCAGTAAAGCAGGCCGCAAACAAACTCGATATGTTTTACCTGATATTCGTGACAGCATTTTATATTCTGCTACTCATAATAATCATCCTTCTGCTGTGTGGTGCCGAGCATCATCTGCGAACTATATGTGGCTGGCTGAACTGCTAGAAGAATGTTGTAAAGAATACACTTATCGTTATGGTAAAATACACAAAGTAGAATCTTCTGGTTTGATGCAAGTATTGAAGAATAACTTTCCAAAAAACATTGCTGATAAACCATTTACAGGTCCTACACCTGCTATGCCTGACGAATGTAAAGTACCAGGTGACCCTTTGAAATCTTACCATAATTATTATTCTATGAACAAACAACACCTCTGGTCATGGAAAGGTAAGATAAATAGTAGAATGAAGCCCAATTGGATAATGGAGAATTAAATTGCCAACATATACTTTTGTAAACAAAAACACTAACGAAGTAGAAGAACACCGTATGTCCTATACGGTTTTAGACCAGTTCAAGGTCGATAATCCACACTTAGAACAACATATTTTTGTAGAGAACTTTCCAGTCTATTCAGATGGTTCTCGACTATCCGTTCCAGGAATGGGTAGAGCCGATTCAACATTTGAGAAGTATGTGATAGGCCGAATGAAAGAACAGGTCGGCCAAAATACAATCAAAGATGGCCACAAGACCAAAGCACCAAGGGAGTGGTAAAATGAACTGTTATGTCTATGCCTATCTGAGAGAAAATGGAACTCCTTATTACATAGGAAAAGGCACAGGCAACAGAATACTAACTAAACATAAAAATGAAATAAAACCCCCTAAAAATAAAAGCCGAATTATAATCGTAGAAAAAAATTTAACTAATGTTGGTGCTTTGGCTTTAGAGAGAAGATTAATTAGATGGTACGGCAGAAAAGATTTGAATACTGGTATATTAAGAAATAGAACTGATGGTGGCGATGGTTGTTCTGGTGTAGTTAGAACTGACGAATGGAGAAAAAACCAATCAATAAAACAAACGGGGAGAAAATTAAAAACTGTTAGGTCTGAGGAATACAGAAAAAAAATATCAAATGCCATGAAAGGTAGAAAAATTACATGGAAAAATAAGTTATCTGAATCACAAAAAGGTATACCAAAGCCTAAAAAAGATAGAACAAAAGAATATCATTTTGTATCACCGGATGGGTTAAAAGTATCAACATTCAATTTATCTAAGTTTAGTCAACAATATGGATTGGATCTTGGAGCTATTTCTAAACTATCTTTAGGTAAAAGAAAAACGCATAAAGGATGGAAAAAGGAAATCACTTATGAGTACCAAAAGGATGCAATCTAAACAACAACGATTATATTACGAACAAAATAACAAAGAAAAGGTTAGACAAGAATTAGAAGAAATGGCGAAACAATCCATTGAAATAGAACGAAAATCTACGGCAATATCAACTTTTGACCCACACAGAAACTCATATTATAACTAACATAAATATAAAAATAATAACAACAGAGGTATAAAATGGCAGGCCAAACACAGTTAGGAACAGGAACAGTTGTTTTTGGTGACGGAACAACACAATCTAGTGCTGGTGTAATATCCGTTGCTAATGGCACAATCTTGGAGTTAAATTCAACAATAACTTCCAGTTACACAATCACTTCAGGTAAAAATGGATTTAGTGTTGGTCCATTAACCCTTAATAATGGAGTCACCGTGACCGTACCTTCAGGTTCACGCTGGGTCATTCTTTAAAGGAACATCATGTCATCAGTCAATCTACTAGGCGATACAAGCGGTTCAGTCACACTAGCAGCTCCTGCTGTCGCTGGAACAACAACAATTACATTACCGGCCACATCAGGTACAGCAGTAGTAACTCCTACTGGCGCAGTCACATTTAAAGGGTTGGGTTTTGGTGGTGAAAATTGGAATAACGTATCAGGAAGCCGTGGATTTAATACTCAATATACTAACTCATATAGCTACCCTATCGCCGTTTCTGCTACATCTACATGTTCGTCAGGATCTCAGATTTATGCATATGTGAATGGTCAATTGGTATCTTTCTTCCAATGGCAATTTAATGGTTGTGGTTCTTATGGCGGTGCATTTATTATTGTTCCTCCCGGAGCCACATATCAATTAAATTCAGGCCAAGGTGTTTATAATTGGGTAGAATTATATTAAGGATAAAAAATGAGATATTTTAAAGATTCAAAAGGTGTTGTTAGTGGATTTGATGAAAAAAACCCAAATCAATTACCTTACATGCAAAAAGCAATTGATGCTGGTGATATTGAAGTGACCGGTTCTTGGCCTCCTGCAACTACACAATCCCAAACACAAACAGTATTATCTGCCTCATTAACTTCCGCCATTAATGATGGTGCGCAACAATGGGGTTATGATGATATAGTTTCTGCGGTTTCATATGTTACTAGTACAAATCCTCAATATGTTGCAGATGCTAATGCATTAATTCATTGGCGAGATACCGTGTGGGCTTGGGCAATACCAGCTCTAGCAAATGTAACTCCAGGCGAAACTCCAGCAACATTTTTAGCCAACATGCCAGAATTGCCTCCCAAACCTGTGGTTTCATAATGACCATTAGCATTTCCGGTTCTTCAGGACTCACTTTTCCCGACAACAGTAATATGACTGTTGCGAATGTGAACTCACGATTTTCTTCCGACTTTAATATTTCTGGTGGTGTAGTTGCACTCAACACAAGATTGAACAGAATTACTTTTGATGGTTCTAAGGGATTATCTGAAGGATTAGGAAAAACTTTTGCAAATGCAAGTTCTGCTTTAATAACAACAAGCTCAAGTGTAACATATTCTTCATACGGCACATATTCACTTACTATACCTGCAGGCATAACATCTCTAACCTTGACAGCATCTGGTGCTGGTGGAGGTTCAGGAGGTTCTGACGATGGTGGTGGTGCAATCGGAGGATCTGGAGGTACTGCTGGCAAATTGACAGGAACATTTACTGTTACACCAGGCGATGTATATACATTTTATGTTGGTAGTGGTGGTTTTGCCGGACCTAGTGAAGCTGCTGGAGGAAACGCATCTGGCGGATCAAATCCAGCAGGATATAATGGAGGACAAGGTGGAGCACCTTCACTCGGTGGTGGTACTTCTGGCGGCGGTGGCGGTGGTGGTGCCGCAACAGTAATTTATAAAAATGGTTCACTTTGGGCAGTCGCTCCAGGTGGTGGAGGTGGCGGTGGT